TATGCCAATGGTTCGCCATTATTGTTTGTAGCGGAGGCAGTTTGTTTTTGAGTGGTTGGTTCTAAATATTTAGTGATATCACCGAGTCCCGAAATAACCTGATGATTTTTGTTTAAAAGTAGTAATGATGGTACCTTTTTTACCGTCGGTGGGAGTAGTATTTCCTGAGAATTTTCCAAAACAATAAACATGTCTCCATTACCTTTTTTTATACGTTTATCTATATTTATAAAATGCATATTTTTCTTAATCTCGTCTATTTTTGATATAGTATGTAATAATGTTTTACAATTTTCACAATAACTACTATAATAAAGAATCGAACTCATTAATATAGACTACACTTAAGAAATCATTTTTTAACTTATTATTAATTAAATTGATTTATAAAAACCCCATTATATAATATACAGCTATGAATCCAATGATTAAAGATATTAAAACCGAAAACGGTTATTTAACTTTCACCTTGAGCGGTGTCGATGTATCTGTCGCAAACGCAATAAGACGAATAATTCTCTCTGAAATAGAAACTGTCGTGTTTAGAACAGCACCTTACTCTAGATGTCTTGCTAAAATTAAAACTAATACTACTCGGTTAAATAACGAAATTATCAAACAGCGTCTAAGCTGTATTCCGATACACGGCATAAATGTAGAAGAGATTAAAACCGATACTCCGGACATCACATACCTTTTAAAAATAAACAAAACAAATACTTCTAGCGAAGTTGTGTATATAACAACTGCAGATTTTCAAATTACTAGAGAAGACAAAGACAAAAACCAACTCCCAGAGTTGTCTAAAAACGAAATGGAGGCGTTCTTTCCACCAAATCCCATCACTAAATCATTTATCGATTTAGTGAGACTGCGCCCTAAAATAGGAAATGTTGAAGGAGATAGCTTGATATTATCGTGCGAATTGGATGTTGGTTCTGCTCAAGAAGATAGTTCATTTAATGTAGCTTCTACGTGTTCTTATATAAACACGCCCGATAAAGTCAAAGCAGACGCAGCTTGGAAAAAGGTTGCAGGCGAAGATACTTCTAAGAAATCGGCGGAAGAAAATGCAGAAGACGAGTTTATAAAAAGAGATTGGTACATTCTCGACTCTAAACGACACTTTACTCCAAATTCATTCGATTTCACAATTCAGAGTGTAGGTCAATATACAAACAAAGAGCTAATTGAAAAATCGTGCGAGGTTATGTTACTAAAGCTCGCCGAGTTTCAACAAAACGTGAATAAAAAAAACGTCACTAAGGTAAACATCGTTGTAGCTGACACGACTATTGATAACGCGTTTGATGTCGTAATGTATGGAGAAGGTTATACTTTGGGGAAAGTTATAGAATCTCTCTTATTTGAGACATACTACGGGATTGAAGCAATTACATATTGTGGGTTCGTAAAACCACATCCACACGACGACGTATCTAAAATTAGAATAGGAGTAAACCCGGATATAGAAGGTGTAGAAACAGTATATAAGATGTTAAATGAGGTTATATCTGAAGCGTTGAAAATTTTTAATAATATACTTGATAAATTTAAAAAGAATGGACGTAATTAAAATAAGGTAAATGCGAGATTATGTACATTTTACACCTTCGCGCATTTAAAACGCCGATTTTAAATGTGAGTTAAAAATATTTTATACTCTGAATAACATTTCATATTGTTCAATAAATTGTTTATTATTTAATAAAATATTAGTATAATCCGTAATACATTCATTTACATCGTTTTTGTCATAGCAACTCACAGCATTGTCTCTTAAACAAGAATTTATTGGATTCATAAATTTAAACTTATCTTTATATTCAGGACATTCAAGAGATGGCGTATAATACAAATTACCGATTATTGCTTTTTTTGATTTATCGCACAATAAATTTGTCATTATTTTAAAATTTTCGGGAGTATATAACCATCCTAATCCACCATTAACAACAAAAATACAATCATATTTTGTATCTTCGTATTCCTTTTGTTTATTAATTTCATCTAACATACACGAAAAATGATATGGTTTTTTATAAATTATATCACCTTTTAGTTTTAATTTAGTTGAAGTTATATTATTTATTTTATCAATAGTAGGTAAATATTCTAAATTATTTACATAGTGAGGCGTAATAGTATGATATTTAATATTTATATCATCGCCAAACATAAGTTTAATTCTTTCAAAAATTACATATTTATTTACCCAAAAATCACTAAATTCGGAGAATGAATGTATAGATTTACCTGTATCTGCAATTTTTCCTGTTAGTGATTTAACTGGATGTAATGGAAATAACGGATAACCATAATTATGTTCTACTTGGGTATAATGACATTTTTTACATCGCGGAGATTTTCTTGTTGTCATTTCTTTTTCTTTTATAAGTTCACCATCATATTTAGAACAAGGAAATTCAATATTTAATATATCTGATGGTATATTATAATTATCATTAGTTCCATCCATATCACCAGATGCTACAATTAATAAATTAATATTTTGCATTTTGTATTTTGTATTTTATTACATATAAATATGTTTATATGTATTTTATTCAATTTACAAAATCGGAGGTTTAAATGTTAAAAGGTGTAATACATTATTATAATAATTTATTTGTGATATTATTATAATTAGGTTATGACTACACATAAAGCGAGTTCGCATAGAAACGAACGCATAAAAGAATTAATTAGTAAGCATAATAATATCTTATATGCAGTGCCTTATCAACACTTTACAAATAGTATTGAAAATTATTTTAGTATGCTAAAATCACGCTTGCAAAAGATAGATGATTAACACATACAAAACTAAAAGAAAATATTAACAAATTTCTCCGTGAAATACCAGATGATAAATATACTAATATATTCAAGGGTGCTTATAACAGAGATACAACACATGTAAAGAAACCCCACAAATGACACGGAAACTTAAAAATTATAATGTCTAAAAAATTGGCGTTTTAAATGTGCGAAAGGTGTAAGAAAAAATAAGAATTGGTACGCGTCAACCTAAATTTATACGAATATATAAATAATTAACGTTCATTAATTGTAAACAATTTAATACAAAAATATATATCATAAATATAGATGGATGATATATATAAAATAGGGGATGTTATTCGGATTATTTCAACGAACGAAGACGTAAATAATCATATTTTTTTAATTAGAGAAATTAGTCGCTCTAGAAACAATACAGAGATTATATTAATGGACCAATATGATTCCAACTTTAAATATTTTTTAAATGTATCCCCTAGTGGAAAATTAAAAAACACTGAAATAACAAGTGTTATTAAAGTTGACAAAAATGACATAGGATTAGCTGTTAGTAAAAAATTTATACCAGGAGAAACAGTTGATATTATTTATAAATCCGATGATAAACAGGTAGGTAAAATTACTGGCGAAATTATAGAGCTAAATGGCAATGTCATAACTGTTAAAACAGAACAAGACCTAACGATATATATAGATGTAAACGAATTATCCAATATGCCGTTTAAACTAGAGTTGAATGCTGAAAAAAACAAAATAGATTTGGACGAATGGATACAATTCGAGTACGAAGAAGAGATTGTAGAGGAAAAAAAAAGGTATGATTTCAAAATACAGAAAAATGATATGAAGAATAGTATAACCAATGTAAACGGGATGTCGGAATCTCAGACAAAAATCATCAATACTACAATTGCTCGCTTCGTTCAATTGCGAGAACAGTTCTCTATTTTTAATGGAGAAAATGTCATCGGTATAAAAGAACATGATTCAAAACCACTGGTTAATACTATGTTAACATTTAACCAAAAATTATATTGGATTATTGCATGCTGTGCAATAATAAAAAAAATATATGATTGTGGTGATATTAAGAGAGCGAAAAGAAGCGATGTATACAATGTAACATCCGAGAAAGAGATTAGCGAAGAAATTAATATAATACGCGATTATGAGAGCAAACGTGATATTACTTACAGTGCTTTTATTGAACATCTTAATATGTTTTCGGCATCTTATTTGGAACCGGTTGCTCCCGACCTATATAAAAGTTCGGTTCTGACGAATATAACATCGGTCGTAAACAATGATGGAAAATTATTTTCAAATGTAGCTGCGAAATATGATGGAAAAAAAAATAAAATATATGACAATGTTCTGAGTAAAAAAAGATTTTTATTACAGAATTACGATTCAGCTACAAACGGGTCGATTAGCGTTAAACTGCCTAACGGTGAATTGGTTACACAGCATTCTGTGAGAACAGATAGCGATTCTATAAGTGTCAATTCTATTTTAACCCTCCCAAAAATCGCAGCATTATTCTCTCGTATAAATCTGTTTAACGCTGATATTCTGACGCGAGCAAAACTCAATCTTATTTTTTTACAATACAGTCAAATTTTAACAAGAAAAATGAAAGTGAATGCTGTTGATATAACTCCCTCAAATCCACCCCCTGAATCTAATAATTTTTATGACACACTCACGCATTTTATGTGGAAACAATCTGACTCGGCGTATACTAAGTGCCTTCCTATAATTGTACCAGATAATTATGATCTATTTCAAAATATCATAGAATATGCCGAGCCAGGTGTTTCGCTATACGCGGTAGTAGAACTGATGGAGCCTTATATGGTATATTACGATAATATTGTATTCGAACAGTACTCGAAGATGTGTAAACGAATTAATTCTAATATATTAAAGTTTAACGATAATTTTAACAAAAACTTAAATCTATGCAAAGCGATAGTAAAAGTTAAAACTGGTAGCGAAAAATGTATTCAATTGGAACCGACAAAGGACACATCGAACCCAGCATGCGATGGATGGAGGCAGTCTGTAGAGAATATGACACTATTATTGAAAATCGACTTCGCTATTCAATTGAACGATACAATTGCTTTACTTAATTCGAATTTATTAGTGACTAACCCCGACGAGATTAAAGACTATATCGAAGGATTATCTGAAGATAGAGGGTCGAGCGAATGTAATATGTTGACAAAAGAAGAATGTACAACTAACCCAGATTGTATATCAGACAAAGGTGGTGTAAAAAAAGTGGTTATTTGTAATAGTTATGAACAGCAAGTTAAAGACATAAACGAAGAGCAGATGTATAAAAACGAAGATGAGATTGATCGATATATTAGAAATAAGTTTTGTGTAACAAAGGGCAATTTACAAAATATCGTTAGAGCGTCCGGCGTGAGATTTAATGAATTGTTAAAACTGATGAATATGGCAGCAACTAAATATAACAATTACAAGTATAGAATAGGAGAAACTGCGGAAAAAATAAGTTATGGTGATTCGAATATTCTAAGCATAAGGGATAAATTATTAAAGCAGGCCGATGTAAAAAAATATCCTTATATAATAAAATTCGTGGAAAAATTTACCAGACGGGCTGACGTAACCGCTGGGGAAGATCCTAACTGGTTATACTGTTCGAAAACAAACACTAAATTGTTGCCCTCTTTTTTATATACTGTAGCCAGAACGTATGTATTCGATAAGGCGGATTTTAATAAAGTCATCGATAATATATGTAATACAAGAGGTATGCCCAGTGATGATAATTCGGAGATAATAGACCAATATAGTGGTTATGTTATTCGGGCTATAGATTTAAACGCTGCCGAAGATTTTGACGAAAACGGTAAAATAATTACAACGAGAGAAGTAGCAGAGACGGAGCCTATTATACTCAAGACTAATAGGACAGGTATTGAATTTGATAAATCAAACATCAATGCGCAATATATGGTAAAAATAATAAATCAATTGTCGAATACTATGGGTATTAATGTACCAGATATTAATTTTATAGTGAACAATGCGGATACGTGTCTGCGGTATTTGATTGTAAAATACAAATCCAAGTTCAAATTCCTGAGCGACGATGTTTTGTTAATGATAGCAACTTTAATTTATTTATTTATATCGTTACAAACTACCATTCCGAGCGTTGTGTTAAAATCAAAGATACCAGGCTGTCATAAAAGTTTAGACGGTTTTCCGCTCACAACAGTATCTGCCGAAAAATCTAAATATAAGGGCATTAATGTAGACGGAATCGTATATTTGGTTTGTATAACCAAGGCAGTGGTTCTTGCGAATAAAGACCCTAATAATTGGTGGGCGAAATTCGCCATCGTAGATT